AGGGGTTGGAGGGGGTCGAGAGCATCTCATGATGTTCCAGCAGGACCTAGCGATAGTATGGACGTTCTCTGGAGCATAGTGACGTTGAGCGGCTGTGTGGGTAACATCAAACAAAACGCCACCTTGAGCAATAATATCGCGGTCTTTAGTAGTGCCAGTCTCGTCCGTGTAAATAGATGTACGCGGTGAATTAGGGACCTGAACACCATGGAGGGCCACTTGTTGCAAATACTCGCAGGCATGACGAGAACGGTCAGTGACGACATGGTAACCAATTTGGAGCAAGTCCCTTTCTTCTTGCGCTATTAGGCGATCGACTGTGGTTTTTATGAATGAGGAGCCGCTAAATTTCAAGAACTTTATAGAATCATCACCGAACTTACCCTGTGTAACAATGCAGTTCAGACCTTTAAGATGACGGCTCACAATATCAGTTGAAATAAGGGACATAGCGAGGAGGTTTAAAGTATGGCCTCTGGTTGTGTCGGCACGACCAGATTCAAATAGAGCTGTACTAACATCTATTGTGGTACTTAATATAGGATCTTTGTATTCATAGCGCTTCTGTTCTCGTTCAAGACTGATCGTAAGCAGAGCGTCTGTCAGTGACTTAAGGATTACGGTGTTTTGAATCCCAAACTGGTCACTTGTAGTGATTCGTGAATCACCAAAACAAAAATACTTATTAGGTCCTATACCACGACTTTGAATATATTCAGCTAAAATTTGCGTAGCAAGTTGAGCGATAAATTGCGTCGTGGAAGTGTCCATACCAGTAACATCAGAGAATAATGCTACTGTATACGGTTCACCAGTGGCTGTTAGTAAGTCTTTCATATCAAAAATACCTCCTCTTTGTTTTCCGACTGATATGCCAGGAATGTGACGTTTTTCAGTATTAAAGAGCGTTAGTAGAAGTACATAAGCAACCTGTTCAGCATTAGACACTATTTCTACAATACGACAACGACGGTTATTCTGAGAACGGTTAGTACAGACGCCGTTAGACCTAAGAAGTGGCTTAAAACGCTCAAAGTCATAAAAGGCTGGAAGATCAAGAAGAAAAGAAGCTAAACGTGATTGGGTAACAGCGCTCAATTGCGTGAACTGCTCTTCACTAAGGGCTACGGGAAAGTTAATAATAGGGGTCTTCTGACCTTGGGATCTATTAGTAAGGAAGTTAGCATACTCACGCTCTAAATCCTTAGATAGTAGCTCAGGTACCGAGATGTCAAGCCAGCTGTCGAATAGTGTTTTAATTCTTTGAAAAAGGGGATCACCGGTAGACCAAT